TCGGCATATGAAATCCTTTATTTTTGTCCATAAGGACGGTTTAAGAACTAAAGGCTCCGGCCGTATACGAAACTTGCAGGCCGCCAATGGAAATTGAGCTATATGTGCATTGAAATTAAGTCCATGCGCCGCACAGTATTCCCTTATCATGCGGCTTGAACGATAAGGCCTGAACTTCTTTACCTTGCTTCGTGATCCCATTATTTTAAGCTCCTTATGTATTGACTCTCGAATAACTTGAAACCCATGCGCTCATAGAACCTCTTGAGCTTATCAGGCTTAGAGGCCTCAAGCACGCCCATTATCATTGCATCGAAGCCGTCCGCTTTTAACATAGCTTCGGCCTTCCGCATAAGGGCCACACCATAGAAGCGATGGGGCTGATTAATATACCAGATTATCTCCTGAAAAGTGCGCTTCTTATTCAACATGGAGATAGCCTCAATCCCGGCCAGGATGCCCTCGCACTTGTTGTTTATGATGAGAAGAAAGGCATTGCCGGCATTTGTGGCCTTAAGCTTGGTGATCGTCTTTGTCAGCACATCCTTATCGAAACCTATATCATAGCACTTGACAGCTTCATTATAGAAGTTGCCTACGAGGGCCAATATATCATTGAAGAACTCATCTGAGTAGGTTTCTACGCATACTGTGGTCAGATATTCCCCAGCCTTTTGCATATTATTGCCCTAGTAAAAACTTCTTTGCTATCTGTGCCTCTCCGCCTATTCCAAGAGGCGAAGTATAGATTGATCTTGAGCGCTGAATGGCACGCTTCTTAGACCGAGCTGCGGCGGCTGCCTGTGTTGCTGCTGCCTCCGGTTTAGGAGCTTCAGGCATAGGCGCTGCTGCCCTTGCCGCAGGTGCAGTCGTTCTCTTGGCCTGTTTGGTTGCCTGTGATATGCCCCATATACCGGCCCCGATGGCCGTTGCTCCTAGAATTAAAGATGTTATCGCTCCCACTATCTCACCCCCGCAATGTTAAATAAGTTTTCATCTCTTGAGTATTGAGGCCGATTAGGCGCATATTGTCTTTGCTGCTCCTTCGATACCTCTCCCATCTGGCTTACAGCCATGATGAGCGCGTCAAATAGATTAGGTGATTTTACACCGAGCTTGCGCATTTTCTCCTTCGATACTAGCACTCTGCGTTGATTATGGTCGAAGGTATATTGCACAGTCAGGGCTTCCTCTCGTATCTTATCATCCGGGATACAGATATGCCCTTTAAGAAGTAAGTCCTTGAGCTTATAGGCATTGATTGTTCTGGGATTGCCAAAGGATTTATTCCTGTCATAGCCTATATTGGGATTGCGAAACCCCACAAACTTCGAAAGCCCCCGGCCCTTATTCAGGGTATCGAGAGGGCCAGCCCCCAGGCCATCTTCATCAATGATGTCCTTATCGGTCTTGTATTCATTTGAGATCATCAAGATGCGCCCGGTTGTATAGTTCAAATCTTTATGCTCCCATTCATCCGCATATATGACTTCCCAATGGAGCGCGCCCATCTGCTGTAGGATAACGGCCGCGCACTTGTCATCGCCATAGCGCGCTATGTCATATCCGGCCACGCGTAACCCATAGCCATTCCGAAGTGGGTACTTATTTGTCTTGCTATGATTGAGCTCAGATAAAGTATAGAGAATGTCCTCAGTTCTGTCTATCGGGTTGCCGAGCCATATATGGTTATAGTCGTTCTCGCTTATCTTCTTGCATTCCTCTGCTTCCTTCTTGAGGGCTAGAGTGCAGAAGGGGTTTTCATCATAGTTGATATTGATATGTAGGCAGTCCTCGCGGTTAATGAACATCTTGTAAACCGGGTCATTGTGCAAGTATCTATTCATGGTGAAGAAGATTTTGGCATTGTCTTTCCTGATAGTGGGGATAAGGACATCCAGGGTTTGCTTTGTGAGGGCCTGGGCTTCATCTATCCATACTATATCAATACCCTCCATTCCCTGAATGTTAAAGGCTCCCTGTTCTCGGAAGCCTCTGAAATTGATAGGTGAGCCTGTTTTCCTATGGGTTATCTTGGTGGATAGGACTTCATAGTTAAGCTGGTTCGCTTGGATAAGATCAGACAGTAGAGAATAGACAGATTCGGTTATGCTTTTTTGTATCTCACGGCCGCAGGCTACTCGCACCTTATATTTCTCGGCTAGGTACAGAATGAAGCGGCCTACTGCCTGGGATTTCCCTCCGCCTCTGCCGCCCTCGATAAGGAAATAACGGTATTTATCGAGATCAGTTATTATGGGGAGGAGCTTATCTGGCATATCTAGGATCTTGGGAAGGGTTAGAGTAGTCATCCTAAATTGTACTCCAATAGGCGATTGCCCGGCGTGTCTACTCCTGGAATACCTTTCTGAATGTTTGACATTTCAATTACTCTTACGTCAGCTTGAAGATTGGTTTGGGAAGGAATAGTCTTTTTAGATAATTCAAGCGCTACCTTTAACTTATTGGTATCGCTGAACTTATCAAAATTGACTAACAGAAATTGCCAACACTTATCGAGGACTTTCTCTCTTGTGGCTTTACTATGTCCGCTTTTATCTGCATTGTACATACAATAAGTATATATGTTATATACTATATTGGCAAGTTTTAGGGTTTGACGTGGCCTTTGGTCGGATTATAGCATTCGAGTTTTATGACGATGCGGCTTTGGTAATGGCTGATGAGGGTTTTTTGTTTTTCGAGATGATGATACTCTCTTTTTAATGCCTTGAACTCGGCAGAGGTGTATTTTCGTTTCCGGAGATATATCTTAAGATCGATCCTTTTCGGCACCTACTTTCTCCGTTCTAGTTAGATAAGGCTTAATCCTACATGGACTTCGCTAAAAAATCTCCAGCAAATCCATATCCAAGATAAAAGGTGCGCAATTACGCAAATAATCTTTGTAGATGCGCTATCGTTTTCCTCTATCAGATGTTTGGCCCAAAAAACCATCCACATATACCCACCGAAAATGTAAATTAACCAATTCATCTATTCCTCCTTTTTAACCCAAAGCCGCGAGCAATGAAACAAGCAAACAAATCTCGCAGGCGTATTGTATGTCTCCGAAGGAGGAGAGTAGGTAACAGGGATGGTACCTAGCTTGTTTCCGCCTGTTGACTTTGGGTTTTTCATCATAAAAAAATCATTCCTTTACCAATATTAAAACCATTAGTAAACCATGCGGTCGCAAACCAACTCCCCGAACCTTTCCCACTTGGGGTTTCAAAATTAACTCTATGAGGCAAAAATATTACCTCAAGACCATGTTTTTTGAATAATTGTTGTCGCTTTTTTGTTTCAAAAGTAGTAAGTGGCAAAAGGAAAGCAAAAGGCTTATTAAGAAGGTAGGCTCTTTCTAAAAAATCTTGTTTATATTTATAGGGAGGATTTGTTATTATACAATCGTATCGCGTCGGTTCATACATCATAAAATCATGTCCAGTTAACAAATCGGTACCTACTGTTAAAAACCCTTTAGAATTAAGATAATTAACTATATTCCCTTTTCCACAAGCACATTCCCAAATTACCCAACCCCTCTTAAGAAAAGGTAATAATGGTTCTATAGCTTCGATAGGTGTTTGGAAATCATTAGAGCTCCCTTGTCGTAATGGAGGTTTCATAATAGTATTGGTAACTTCCCACTTTTATGTTCTTTGATAAATCTCCAGGATTCCTGCTCCTGACCTTCCACTATGTTTTCTGCGGCCTTTTGTAGATATTGGTCTGCCTCTTTATCATTCTTTAAAAGTCGCAGGACTGTTGCTATGTTCATAAGCACTTTGAACTCTTTTGGAGATATAAGATTTGCCATTACCCAAAGAATAAGGGCCTCTTTATAACTTTTGGTATCCCATCGCTTCATGCCTCGGCAATGCCAGGCCCACCATGCGTGCGGGTCTTCTATGACTGCGCATTCGGTGATGTAATATTCATCCTTGTATAGCATAAGAGTATAGAATGTACGCGTGGCATAGAATACCAAGAAGACTGTTATGGCTATAGGTGATCTGATAAGGATTTGAGCGAGGAAATACATTAGGAAGATATTAGGGAGTGCTGCAAAGCGTTCGGCGATCTCCTGATTGGCTCTTTTTAGGTTGCAGAAAGGCGCTATCGTTATCATAAAGGCAAACAAGGCCCAAGACATACTATTCCAATTATGCCAGGAGTAGACTACCCATGCTATGCCGACAGTAAGCCCTATCCAAAAGAACTTGCACAATGAGTAGGCGCGCTTTCGCATTACTATGTTCCCGGCGCAGGACTGAAGGAAGGCATGATAAAAGGTTATCCTGAATGGAACAAGGCAAAGGGTTAAATAGAATCCGAAGGTCTTTATGGCCAAGATTAGCTTCCGGGCATGGAATCGGTTGTCCTCTGTAAAGGACTCAGCCCCATGTTTTGTTTTGACTGCGGTTACAAACTTCCTTGAGTGAAGAAACCATATTATAGGCATCAGGGCTAGGAGATACCATTTAGCTGATCCAATTAAGGCAAGCGGGGCCAGGAAACCTATCGTGAATGATGAGCAGAAAAATAGCATGAGAGGAGAAATATATGGTAAGGCCATAGCACTCAGAAGCCCTACCATCGGCAAAGCATATCCCCGGCCACCGGGCCATATGGTACCCTGGTTATTGGCAGGATTGACAGAGTAGAGAAGCGCGGCTAGGAAGGCTATGTTAGTTCTTCCAAAAGCGAAGTATATCAGAATACAGATAAGAATATGTATGAGAAGGGTGAAGAAATGTTCCTGTTGCTCATTCTTGAACTTAACAAGCTTGAGTCTTTTTTTCTCCCATTTGAAAGCCGCAGTGGTAGAGTATATTTTTGCCTGGCCTAGAACCTGGAGCCAGCGCCGGTGCCAGTTATTCTTAAACTTTGGAGGGTTTTTCCATACAGAGAAATCATCTGAGACGAACTTATATCGTAGGGTTTTGAAATAAAGTAATAGATTTACTACTATTATGATACCGAGTTTTTCAAACATTCTTCATCCCTTCTTTTATCTGCCTCCATAAGTATTTCAAATCATCCATGTCGTGAATGTCCCGGAGCTTATTCAACCAGAACTCCGGGGATCGGGCCACTCTATAGATGTGTTTAATATATCTATTGTGCGATGGAATATTTTTTGAATCCGGCGGAATATAAAAAGATGCTTGTGCAGTTTTGGCGTAGCCTTTCTTAAGAAGCCAATGGACAAGTCTAAGGGTTTCAAGTGCATCACAATCTCGCTCCCACGGATAGCCAAACATGACCGCCACGTGAGGTTCAAGGCCCGCTTTTGCCGCTTTGATAATGTATTTGTAGTCATCGACTCGCACCCCCTTATTTATTTTGTCAAGAGTCGCTTGATTAGCCGACTCAAGGCCGAATAGCACCATTCGAAAACCTGCTTGGGCCATTCGAAAATAGTCCACGTCAACCATACGCATATTACAACCCAAGCGTAAATCCCATAGACGTTTATTCCGTTCCTTAAAGAACTCTGAAAGGAAGTCATCCAACCATTTGCCAACTGGGAAAGTTCCGCTATCATCGAACACCTCCTTAAAGCCTAAATACTCGCACCTTGCTAATTCCTCTATTATGTCAGCGACTGGCCTTACTTCCCATTCGTTTTTCTGTTCTACACAAAAAGTACATTGTCCATGCCAGCAACCATTTGCGACTTGCATATAAGTACCAGGATGATATTTAAAATTGCCATTTTGCTGGTATCGTTTATCAAAAGCGTCAGTAAATATTCTATCGGGGGCAGGCAATCGAAGAAAAGATATACTTCCGGGTTTTCTTATAATTTTGTCGTAGCAAACTCCATCATAAAAATGCCCAACTGGCATATCTGTTGTAGCCCAAGTTACATCATGACCTACTTGTCTATAGTGCTCTGCCTCCATAGCCAAATGAACCGGATATATCCAACGCTTCTTTTCTCGCTGGCGTTGCTGAGAGTATTGATTAGGAAGAAATAAGATTTTCAATTATAGACTCCATATTATATTTATATTCCCAGTTCGGATAATCCCGTCGGAACTTTGAGACATTGCTGATATACCATTGATGATCGCCTTTACGAGGTTTATCAATATATTCATGTTTTACTTTCATAACACGTAGGGCTTCTAAAACAGAAATGTTTGCGTGTCGACCACCACCCATATTATAAACTTCTCCAGGCCGAGGATTAAGAATGAACTCATAAAAAGCGCTTGCTAAATCATGTGCATGAATATTATCTCTGACTTGTTTTCCCTTGTAACCATAAACCTTATAGATTTTATTTTCTTTTTTACATTTCGCCATATAGGATAAGAAACCATGAAGCTCTACTCCGGCATGAGCCGATCCGGTGATACAGCCACATCTGAATGTGCCTGTTTTTAAACCGAAATATCTCGCATACTCTTGAGCTAATAAATCTCCCGCAAGCTTTGATACTCCAAAAAGAGAGTGCATACAATAATCAATAGGCATACTTTCATCTATTCCCAAAGCCAAGCCCTCATACCTTTCTTCTTTTTCAATTAAAGGTATCCTATTCGGTCTATCTCCATAAACCTTATTTGTAGACACATAAACAAAAACTGCATCGGGGCAATGATGTCGGACGGCCTCTAGTAATATAAGCGTACCTGTGGCATTAATTTTGAAGTCAGTAAATGGGTCTTTAGCAGCCCAATCGTGGGAAGGCTGAGCGGCCGCATGAATAATGACGTGAGGCCTTATTACGTTGATAAACTCTGTGGAGCTTCTAATGTCAAGATGACAGTGTCTATAGCGGGGATGCTTTACTACGTTTTTGGCGACAGAGCCTTCCGGCCCGAAGAACTCAGCGCGCATATTGTTATCCATGCCTACGACATCATGGCCTTTTTCTAGGAAGAACTTTACGCATTCTGAGCCTACTAGACCGGCGGAGCCTGTAATAAGAACTTTCATGACTTTTTTCCTTTTTCTTTTTCGTCAAGATAATACAATAGAGGTTTCAATAAAATTTCCAGAGCAAGCGGTACTATTATTACCAAGATAAATATTACTATTACCCATTCTGCTATACCCATAATTTCTCTCCTTGTTATCCCTTGTTTTTTCTGTGTTTCCGTACCATATCATTAATACAAATATCAATAATGGGGAATACAAAGCCAACGATCAATACTATGACCGCTATGATCGCAAAGAATATGATAAACAATTTCATATCTTCCTCCTGAAAAATCCTCTTACAAAATTGAACCCATACACTATTATACCAGAAATCCAACCAAGAAGCGCCAGCCTTATCAAATGCCCCCTGTGTTTCCCATAAGTAGCTACTTGTTTCCAAAAAGGTTTGAACAGGGGCCGGCGCTGATGATACACGATAATGTCAGGACTATAAAATATGCTTCCATTTATCTCCCGGCAGAATAAACTATCCTCACCTGTAAGATAGGGCTTGAACTTGGGGGCCTTATCTTTCCATACAATCAAATTGAAAGAAGGGAACTCCGCAACCACCCTGGGGCTCTTGGGAGCTACGCGATACGAATAAGGCAACCATCTATAAACCAAATCGGCAGCCTTCTCCCATAAAGATGAATCTGGGGGAAGTATGCCAGGGCCACAGACCGCCGCATGATACTGCAAATGAATTAATGCCTTGTCTAGCCAATCCTCCTGTGGGTAAGCATCTGAATCTATAAAGGCAAGAATATTTCCTGTAGCTCTTTCCATAGCCCAGTTTCTTTTTGTGGCAGGGAAGCCAGGGCAGGCTTTATCGTCAACAACAATTATTTCTTTATTGTTAGGTAAATACTCACAATTTTTTATACAATACCATGATTGGCCATCTATTTCTTTGCAAGGTATAATTATAGAAACTTTATTTTTAAGCTCTCTAGGAATGTTCGCCATATAGCTCTCCTTGACATTGATTTTGTTATCTCTGCTTCAACAGGAACTTCTACAATTTTAAGTTCTCTCCTGTGAGCGGCTGCAAGTATTTCCACATCAAATAAAAATCCATCAGTTTCCCATGTTCTTAAAGCTGAACTTCTAAAAAGTTTAATGCCTGTTTGAGTATCACATGGAAGGCCGAACATAAGTCGAATATATATGCGCGATAGATAGGTAAGGATTTTTCTTTGCAAGGGCGCATATGTCATTCTTTTTGAGCCTACCACCACATCAAAGTCCTCTAAAAATGGGAGCAATCTTTTTAGCATACGAGGCTCTATGTCTCCATCTCCGTCAAGAAATGCAATATATTTGCCTCTAGCATAATGTAGGGCTTCTCTCATAGCCCAGCCCTTGCCTTTGCCATCCCGATCGACTGCAATAATAATCTGATTGGCAGGCAGAACTCGCTCTATTTCAGCTATCAACTCTTGAATATTATCCTCATTATGGTTTGGTATTAGGATAGACAGCATTGACAAACTCCTTTATAAGTTTTCTTTGACGCGCTTGTATTGCTATTAAATCGAGCCCTGCTATGAGAGCATATGCCTCAAGGAAGGCCTCTCCCATATAAGGGAATTCGTTTTCAGTAAGAATGATTAATTGCTTGTAGTTTTTTACTTCTATCCCTGTTGAGCCATACACTATTTTTTTGATTTCGGTGCTTTTGTAGCTTGCTGGCATCTCTTTCCAAATAACGGCTTCAAACATAAAAGGCATAAGCATTGCCCTCATGGTTCGCAATCCCAATGCTATTTTTTCCTGAAAGGTAAGCTTGATATTACAATCCCGAATTGTTTTTGCAGATAAGCAACTTCGGTCTATGCTTCTATAAGCACGAGCCATCTTGTTTTCAACAACAGTATATTCTTCACAAAATAATTTATGGCCTTGCGATACCATTTTATAGGTTTGATAAGTCTTCCCGGAATTAGGAAGCCCTACTATCAGAGTATTGCCTACACATGAGGCATGAAGCAATAGTTTATCTTGCAACGCTAGTTTTAGGAGAGTAATTTCCCGTAGTAATATATCCAGATTAATCCATCCTCTTAATATAAATGGAAGCTTTAAGAACATGGGCGTAACTTCAACCTTGCTTAGGCCCTGGCTTATCAATAACTGGACAGGGAAAAGATATTTGCCCTCAAAGTATAGACCGTCTATTTCAGGGTCATACAGAAATTCGCCTATCTTCTTACATTTATCTTTATTGATACGTATTTTCGAGACGACCTTGTAATCCATCGTATGCTCCTTTCAAAAAGTGATAAATCATTATAGGTTTTCTACGATATAAAAGGGATAAGCAATAAGATATAACAAAAATTGGCAGGAACGCAATCACATATATGGAGAACCTGATGGGCGACAGGTGTTTCCTTTGAAACAATACGCGATTGCGTCCCATCATATACGCATTTAAAGGCCTGCGAAAATCTGGTATTCTTGAATAGGTAATTGAATCATGTATAACTTGTGCAAAAGGTGTATAAGCAATTTGGTAGCCCTTTCGCTTTACTCGCAAGCACAAATCAGCTTCATCTAAGTCTATTGGAAAATGTGTTTCATCGAAGCCTCCGACATCTAAGAACAAATCTCTGCGTATCATAAAAGCGTTTGCAGCTTCATCAACTACATAACATTGTGGGGAAAGCAAGTATTTATTCTGTATATCTATAATATTCCAATTAGTATAGCTACCAATAGTAAATCCTGATAGTAAATGTCTTACCGATCCACCATCGGCTATTTTTAAAATATCCTTTGCATAACACGCAACCATTCCTACTATCCCAATATTGTAGTTATTTAGAATAAGCATCATGCCGAAAAAAGAATGACCTATAAGGTAATTGTCATCATCAATAAACAAAAGATATTCGCCACTTGCTTGGGCTGCTCCTTTATTCCTTTTTGATGCTAATGGCAGATGTTCATCGGCAACAACAATAATTTCACAATCCGACGGAAGTGAACGTATTAATCTATCAAGTAAATGCTCTCGGCCTTTTATTGTAGGTATGATAACACTTACCTTTTCCATATCACATATCCTAGCATTAAGAAGAACCAAATTATCATCTTTGGATGAAACCTACTATGCCGCTTATGAAAACGTAACCAGTTTTTAATACGGCCAAAATCCTTGACTCTTTCAGAATAATGCGAACCCCTCTGTGGCATATGATAGAGAAAGGCGTGAGGATTATATTCAAGTTTATAGCCGAGTTTCTTGACCTTAAAAACTACATCATCATCATACCATTCTGCCACTCCATCGAAGGCCAGGTCGAAGCCGCCCACCTGTTTTATTAAATCCGTTCGCATGGCCCAGTTTGTGCCTTCCAAATGGTCTATTTGATACTCCTTATTTCGATCGATGTGTTCGCTAAAATTAGAGCCATAAGACACAGAACCACATTTATATATTTTTGCCGGGGCAAAGGGGTTATTATCGAAAAGCCATCTTAAAAGCCAATTAGGATTTTCTGCTATTCGAATGCTATCTCTGTTTGCCCTATGAATAAAAGAAATAAATGTCGGGCCCGTAGAACCAGCAACCTTTGGGTCTCCAAACGGGATAATCAATTCTTGTAACCAATCGGGGGGAAGCTTTACATCATCATCAATACGCACAAATATATTACCTCTAGCTCTTTTAAGAGCATTATTCATAGCATTAACGATACCTTTTTCTGTGGCTAGTATAATCTCAAAGTCCCGAAAGGTTTGTTTTCTCAAATCATATTCCAGCTTTTTGGATAATGGCTTAGATGTTAAGACGACAATAGATACCATATTTGCTCCGCAATCTTTTCTGCGTCGTGATGTTCTAAAACATATTTTCTCATTATTTCGCCTTCTTCTAGCATATCTAATAATTCATATATATATTCTATTAAATCATCCGCATCAATAATTTGCCACGGATAATCTCCATATACTTTGCGTCTCGTAACAATACAAGGTTTGCCCATTATGCTATATTGAAGAAATGGAGAAGTTACCACGTATTCGTTGCCTGGATTATTGCTCCGGAGGGCTACTCCTATATCGCAATCATTTATATAACTATACATATAGGAGTAAGGTTTCCAGCCAAAAAACTTTACATTAAGACGATTTGCCTTTTTCATAAGTCGTTTTTTATCGGGGCCATCTCCTATAATACGAAACTCTATTTCTGGTAAATGATTTGCCGCATCTAAAAGCATATCTACATTTTTATTTCGAGTAAGCAATCCATGAAACATGACTATTTTTTTGCTTTTATCTTTCAACATATTTGCTGGAAGGAAATCTACAGGATCAATAGGGTCTAATGCCACAAATGTTTTAGGGATTTTTGTTTTAAACTTTATTTCATCGCACATGACTTCTGATATGGCTATGATACGATCAATAATATTCCATTCTTTTATCTCAAGCCAATGCAATACCTTATATAGCCATCCGCTTGTATAATACATAAGATGAAAATCTCCCATGCGCTTGACGACTTTAGAATTGGGTGATACCATCTTTACGAGACCTGAATAAAAAGGAAATGAATCATCACAATATATAACATCATAACCTCGACCTATCACAAGTAAGGGGGCATAGATTATCCAGGCTAGGCTCTTTACGAACTTGAGCCAATCATTGAGCCTGTTAAACTTGCGATAGGTCAAGAGTTTTACACCGGGCCGCATGAGATACTTGATAGCGGCGTTTGTAGTTCTTATTTGTTCGTATGGGTATCTATGAAGGATTGCTATTTTTTTATTTTTATTTTTTTCCATCTGCGATCATATCCTTTATAAACCATTGGTGCATATTTTGGATTTGCTATAAATATTTTTCCTTCTTCATAATTATCACCCATTGTAATCCAATCTGTCTCAGCATCAATAAATCTGGTGGGTATTTTACTAAATGCTTCTAACAACAACTTTCTAATTGCCATATTATAACCTTTCCAGTTTATAAAACACTTGCCATGTCTTTGTTTCCCTTTTATCGACGATTTTAAATTGCTTGCCACAAAATCTCTTTATGTCAGCTTCGGAATAGACGTACATAACGTGTTGCTCTACTACCTCATAATATTTATCTGAAATATATATAAGAAGTTGGATTTTATTATCCCTGTGTAAATCAGGCGTTATTACTCTAGTAACGCCACCTTTACGCTTCACAGTTACTTTAAATCCATCCCGATCGGCTTTCTTTTTATCCCAGACATCAAATATAAAATGGCCACCCTTTTTTAATGGTATGCGTTTCCACCAATTATGTTGAGGAATATAATTAATGACATCAAAGAGGGCTGTTGCACAATCAAAGCGAGGGTGTAGTGGGTATTTGTCTCTATAGAGTTCGGGTGAAAATAAATCCATAATATCGGTACATATAATCCTATCTTTATATTTTTTCGAATTATCTATCATGTCTTTTGATTCTTCCATTCCTATAATTAAAGTATGGCTTGGAAAATATTTCCAATAGTTAGCAGTCCCACATCCAATGTCTAGTATAGACTTAGGTTTCTCCGCCCATTTACAAACAAAGTTTATTTCTTTTTTATAGGGCTTGTCAGAATTAAGAAGATTATAGTATTTCGCGTAAGTTTCTGCAAACATAGATTATATCCCTTTCTGTTAATGTTAATCCTGATGGTAAATAAAAAGCGTGATCCCACATTTCATTTGAATATGGAAATAAATTATGTGGATAGGGCTTATCCATAATAATCCTATTTGATGTCAAAAGAAATGGTTGCCTATGATAAGGGAAAAAATATCGTCTACATTCTATATCACGATTATATAATTTTGATACCATCATTCCTGCATCTTTCGGGGTCTTAATAAGATACATCCAAGGAACATCCATACCAAACATAGGGATTGCATTATCGGGCAAATTATTAACATACCAACTAGCCATAAGCCTTTTCTTTTCGACAAATTTATCTATCTGTTCAAGTTGTGCGAGTGCAACTGCAGCTTGTAAATTTGACATACGAAAATTGTATCCATAATCATCATGTATAAATCTTTGACCTGCATGACAAAGATTTCTATATTTTTTACATCTTTCATATATCTCTTTTTTGTTGGTTGTAATAATGCCACCCTCTCCAGATGTAATAATTTTGTTTGCATATAAGGAGTAACAAGCCACTTCTTGAGGTTGAAAAGGTTTCCAATATTGGGAACAATCATCAATGGCTCTAAAAGCTATGGCTTCTGTAAAAGTACCGAATAAATGACATCGCATTACATTTTCTTCTGTTATTTCCATAAAAGGATCGGTAGTTTCGTAGGGCGATGGTCGCAAACCTGCTCGCATTGCAGCAAAAAAACAACTTATAATCGTATTATTTGGTACAGCAATTATGCTTTTGAGTTTTAAATCCATGCCATATAGACCAGTTTCAAGAGCTGCCGTACCATTGCAGACCGCTATTGCATATTTCGTGCCGGCCCACTTGGCAAAAGCCTCCTCAAAGAGCCGAACAAAGCGACCCTGACTGGAAACCTCACCTTCGTCTATTGCTTGACATAGATATGCCTTCTCATTGCCCCGCAATAGGGGCTCTGATACTTTTAAAAGGCCCATGTGGTCTCCTCCCTATCATAATACGCAATCGTGCGTCTCAGGGCATCCTCAAGTGAAATCTGGGGTCTAGCCTCTATGGTTGAGTAGATTTTGGTGTTGTCAGACTGTAAATGCCATACTTCCCACCTGCGCTTACGGGTATCATCTTCCTCAACAAAAATCTCTTTTCGCATAAGTATGCCCATCAAGCGGGCCAAATCATATATCTTAATCCCTTCCTCTGAGCCGAGATTATAGACTTCGCCATACTTACCTTTTTCAAGCAATTCAACGGCCATTCTCACGGCATCCCTAGCATACATAAAATCTCGGAAGGAGTTATTACCAAGCCATACTAGGTCATCTTTGCAAAGTTGTTTATAGATTTCCGGGATAACATAGGGGTGTAGAACATCGCGCTCGCCTACACAGTTGAATTGCCTAAGAGCTATGGCCGGGCAACACGACTCTTTAAAACGTGTCTGCACCATTGTATCAATGGCAAGTTTTGAAGCTCCATATGTGGAATGAGGATGGGCCGGCCATTGTTCATCAATTCTACCACTAGCATCTCCATAAATCTCAGCAGAGGATACCTGCAATATGCCTTTAACTCCACACTCCTGGGCCGCGTTCATTACCATTAAGGCCCCGCGCGCATTTATGTCAAAGGTATGGAGAGGCCGCTCATAGGATACCGGCACATAGGGGATCGCTGCATAATTAAAGACATAGTCTATATCATACTGAGTAAATATTTTCCTCAATTCCGCTTCCGAGTGAGTAATGTCGCACCAAAGAAACCTAGCCTCTGGGTTTATGAACTCCTTGCGACCGGCAATAAGATTATCCAATACTAGGACATTGTTTTTGCACTCTATAAGATAGTCCACTAAATGCGACCCCAAAAATCCTGCACCGCCCACGACTGCTACATTTTGCTTTTTCATGTTTCCTCCTGAATAGCCGCTCTCGGATCATTCCGATATGGAGTTTGCCTTATTTCCAGCTTGTATACTCCTCTTAGCGTTTGTGTCTAATGAGCGATTGGTAAGCTACAAGCCCACCAATACAAGCGGCTATCATGGTAATTTATATCCTCTGTAACCACACAGGTTACATTTTGTCCAGTTATTGCGTATTTTATAATGCCAGCCCTGTTTACAACTCTTGCAGGGCGATTTTGTAACACTTTTCTTGTGATCCTTTGAGTGCTTGAGAAGGCCCTCAAGCTGTGCTCTAGAATTAATGCTATATTTCGCGGCCCCTTGTTGCTTATGGAAGCCTTCGTTCAATAACCTATCTTTTTCTTCCACTTTTCTTTCCTTTTATTTCTTCCGCTTTCATCTTATCCCAAATCATTTGTACAGCTTGTGCGTGCTGAGTAAATATCTTATCGTGTTCTCTGACTTTCTTCAAAACATAAAACATACTCCCAGCGCTCATACCGATAGTCAGCGCAATAACAAAACCTGCCACAATTCCTTTGACTGTGTTATTCATTTTCTCCTCACTTTCATTTGTAATTTCCCAAGTCTAAAACATCTTTCGACTCCCCCCATCCATTTGGGTATGAAGATGTCAATTTTATTACCTTTGATCGCACTTCCTCGATCCCGGCACACAAAAGTGCCATTTTCAGGCTTAGGTAATTGAAGCCCCTCGTAATCAATAATAAACTCTGTGCCAAACGGTATAGCTGGATCGCAAGCAATATCACCATACCTAAGAGTACCACCCATAGCGTTAAGATCACCCCATTTACCATTTCCACCCTCCTCTCCAGTTGAGTAAAAGGTTATTGTATAAGTTCCAATTCTTGATTCTGCAGCCACTACATAGCCTAGCATAAATATTATAAGCACGATTATCACTTTTTCGGTCAAGGTTATACTCATTTCATATTCTCCAGGGTTTTATGTATTAATGTCGGTATTTTCGGATCAGCAAAGGGTTTCTCGGACTTTCGGGTCTTTGGTGGTATATGGACATTTGACCTTGTATTTACTTTACCAATAGGCCTATCTATCTTGTTAAGCCAGTTCACTACAAACCGGCGTGTCTTCTGCCGGCCCTTGTGGGTAGATAGCCAAGCGTCCATCTTGGCTAGCTCAATGTCTATGTTGATGTGCTCGTAAGCGGGATTGGTTTTTAAGGATTTTACAAAATCTTGATTGGTAACAGAAGTTTTACTCTTACTATCTACTTCTTTCTCTTTATCTTTCTCTTTATCTACGTAGTCGTGTATCTTATTTTCTGTACACAACTCTATAAAGTTATGTAACACGTTTAGTGTTGCAGAGATAGGTCGTTTTTTGAGATTAAACCCTTTTTTAACTAGGTATTGTTCATTTAACGGTATTGGTCGCTGAGCCTGTAATTCAAGAAGAATGAATTTTATGAGCCTAGCCCAGTCAATTTCATTCTCTATAAGCTCACAATCCGGATCACCTTGAACCATTTTGAAATGTATTTTGGCCCATTGGAGGGTTCTGTCTTTATATTTTGGGTGGTATTTTTCGAGTTGCTTGATGTGTAGATATTGCACACTAGCCCCCTATGTAAGTCGAATAGAGCTTTTGGGTAAACGGTTCCCCTTACCCTTTGGTTTAATATTATATTTCTTGAGAAGATTTTTTATGGTTCCTATGCTCACACCCAATTTATCAGCTAGTTGATAATTGGTCATCGAGTTATACATTTCTTCAAAAACTTTCTTGCTTATTGAGCGCATTTTTTATCACCCCTTTTTATTTTCTTATAGTTTACCATATCTTTTGTGTTTTGTCAAGTTCTTAATTCCAGCTCCATCTGTTTTTCTTTGATTTCATCCAGCCTTCTGACACGCCAAGCAATAGCTCTGCGGCCGGTAACAGTACACTTACGCTTGCAATCTTCTTTCACAAGGCCCATCTTCCGTAGCTCAAAGACGCGTGGGGTTATAGTATTAATGGGCCAATCGAGTTGCGTAGCAAGCTCGCTATTAGTTACAGAACCGGCGGTGTCTATACCTATAAATACAAAAGATTGCCTTCTTCCCAAAGTCTTTTTCACTTCATCGTAAGCCTGTAAGGATGTAGGCTGCATAAGACCTCCTATATCTTAAACTCTTTATCATACCTTATCCAAAAAGGGGCCGTATCAATATTAAAAATATCCTTAATAATATCGTCAACCCTGCCTATGTATTCCGCGAACATTGATTTTGTAAGGTCAGTCGTTGTGGCCTCCTCGATGGCCTTGCATCGTCCCTTTTCAAATATTTTCTCAGAGAGAATATAAGCCTTCAAATCAAGATGCAAGGCCTCGACGCTGAAATGGCCGTGATCCTTTAAGCCTGCGTCATTGATAAGCCAGGTTAGAAAAACCCAGTACAAGCTATTCTGAGATAGCGTGCGGATAGAGCCCCACTTGACTGTGCAAGCCTGGCCTTTCTGAGGAAGCTTACCATTGAATTGCAGAGTAGCAAGCATCTTGTCATTTTCTATTTTTCCACTTATAACTTTCGCGGCTACTTTTGGCATAGTTTTGGCTCCGGCTGTATTTTAAATACTATGCTTCTTTTTCTCAAAACGTCTTTAGCGAGCTTATCGCAAACTTCGTTCTCATCACGAGGTATCCATTCCAAAGTAGTTTTCCTGAATTTCCTAAGAAGTTTTTGTGCTTCATAAGCCAACGGTACATAGATTCCTTTTTTTATTTTCCAACAACCAGACATTTGTTCTATTACAAGCTTGCTATCACCGCGAATTATAATCTTTTCTTTGGTTAAAAAATTATTTTTTAGTCGTCTAAGTATATCAATGAATCCTGAATATTCTGCAACATTGTTACTTATAGTTTCTCCATAACCTACATATACGCCTTCCTTCCAGTCTATATGTTTCGATCTTATATATACTCCGTAAGCTCCGTGACCACCAGGATTTTTGGGTTCACAAACTCCGTCAAACCAAGCTTCTATCATTTCAGCCTCTCCGTTACCTCGTCGAGTTCCTTACAGAATATCTCAAGCTCTATTGCTAGTGCCATGATGAAATCTTTGTCTTGTTCTACCTTGATAAGCAAGGGTTTCAAGCCCGGATAATATGAGAAGAAATGTACATACTTCCGAGCTGTTACAAACATCTGTCCCTGTACCTGTGCAAAATAAGTAACAGGAAGCTTGCCTTTAAGAAGATACTCTATATGGGTGTGGGCTGAGGGGCATTTGATTTCTATCGCCCCATCCTTACCGATTAACCCATCCGGGCTACTCGCACATCGTCGCTTTTCATCGGGGAAGCAAGCACCGACTTGTTTTACCTCGTTCCCGGTAATGAACTCGTACATGGAGCGCGCCTCATCCTCTAAAGCAATACCATTCTGCATAGCCACGCTCTGATAATGCTCTGTCTTTACTCCTGTGATTCTCTCAGCCGCAAGTGTATACAGATACTTCTGCCTTTGCTTAGAGGGTTTGCCGGCACTCGTTACAATCATGTCGAAACTTGAGCTTGTAGGAATGCCGGCCCTTTCTGTCAACCATTCAGGTGTGCCTTGAGGGGTTTCTGAGATAATCATTTAGGGTTACCCGCAGTTGGGGTTGCTAAAGATTTTTTCTTGGCCTTGAAAACAGCAATGGCCTGATTGAATTTGCTCTTAGGGAGCTTTTCAACAGACTCTATACCAAAATGCTTGCAGAAATCCTTTGAGTTGGATTTTGTATCAAGCATCCAGTCTGTTATCTCGTTTAGTTGTTTCTCATCTATATACTCTGTTGCCGCCGCCTGGCCGTCATCATCTTCATGTGTTGCAAGACCTGTGAGAGCCAACAAAGTATACCTCTGAAGGTATGTTATCGTTGATCCGATAGCTTGGATAGAGTTCTTGCTCCCTGAAGTATCGGCCGGAGCCTGTAGAGTAGTCTCCTCGCTATGGCCCTGGACATGGGTTATCTTACAGGTAACACAAACCGCGCCATTCTGTTTTGTCGCCCAGGAAGCAGAAAGACCATGCTTGCTTAATTCTGCATTGACCTTTTCAGTAATGTTGTATAGAGAAGCATGGTTATATTGAGTGTTACCATACTTGACTGTTCTGTCCTTCTCTATCTTCGGCGGATTGGCCTTGAAATCCGCCATAGCCTTATTGTAGGACTTCCTGGCCTGGTTAGCATCATAGCGCTCCTGTAATGTCAAGAGCTTCTCAAGCTCATCTACAGATGCACCTTTTTTGATTGCGTATTCCACAACTGCCGCAGGGGTGCTACCCTGGGATATTGCCATTTCTTTCTTTTCTTTCTGTTCCATTTTCCCCTCCTCCCTATTCGGGCTTAAGTGCTTCCTCTACATAATCTACAACATCTTTTACGTACATCCATGTACCCGCATTGTTGTCGTCGATAATAATATTAAACTCAGTCTCTAGAGCCGTTGTCAATTCAGCAAGATCGAACTTGTCCATGAAGTAATCTTTGACTAAATTGCCGTCATCCTTCATCTCGTTGAGAGGGATTGATAATTGGTCTATAAGGATATTGATAACTTGTTCCTTTATATAGCCCCCCATTTTAAACGCCTCCTTCAAAAAAAAGCGAGCAAGGCCACCCCTTCTCTGCCCGAAGGCAAAAAGAAAGAGCTCGGTTACCAGCACGAACTGGCAGGCCTTGCTCTAAATTAAAAAATCGTGATACTATAACCGATTTGTTCTTCATGTTTGTGCTCCTTATTCAACCGAGATAAGTATACCTTATGAAATCGATTTTGTCAAGTCCTATTTTCAAATCATGAATAACGGAAACAAAAATATCGAAGTTCCTACCAACGCTTCTTTATAGCTCGCATTAACTTCTGTATCAAAACATCCACCAAGCATCCCAAGAGTAAGACATGGAGCCAAACAAGACAGAATATAAAGCCCCCAACTTTTCGTATACCACGCGATAAGGACACAGCTACCTCCTTGTAAAAATCCGACAATAAACTGCTGCCCTATTCTACCAAACCATTTCCTTAAGAGACTACTCGCCCCATATCCAATAGAGAAAGTTCCAAAGTAAGCGCCCCCGGTCGCTATAACAATGCCTAGCAATAACCAGGTAAATTGCTTCATAATAAGCATAGAGGCCAACATAGCCAAGCCATAGATAATGGGAAGATATACCCTGCGACGTATTTTGTCGTCTATTATCATCCAGGGAATCTTCCACCCTCGGCCAGCTCTGCTATAGACAAAGCCTTCAAAAGCAAGCACCAGCAGCTTACCAAATGCTATATATACCAATGTTATCTCACTCATATCACCACCTAAAGCGAATCCTAAAACCCTTTACTTTTGTTTTGGTTATGGGGGTCTCAAACTCCCCTACCTTAAGGTGCCGTAAGAGCCAACTGGCAAGCCATATCCCTTGCCTGTGTTTCATGGCCCATAAAAAGAGACCGACCTGCCACGGCGGCTTACGGGTTCTTTTTGGGAAAAAACCTTGTAAGGACGTTAGCAAGCACCTTTACTAGGTTATCGTCCCATTTCCAGGGTGTGAGAATTGAGATTGCTCTCATGGCTTGTTCGATCAACCACAGAGTTGCTACTATTGATACCCAGTTACCTTGAACATATGCTATGATTTGTTTTATGAAATCCATTTATTTCACCTCCTCAGATTTATCATTCTTCCTTCTGGTCTCACTCTGATGTTTAAGTATCTTAATTAATATATTGGCACATTGCGCCAAATGAACAAAGGCACTATCTAGATGTTCTGCGGCGTGCTTAAGTTGTTTATCAGTTAAACGATCACCATTTACTCTTATCTCTTTTAATTCTTTTAACTCCATAATTACCCCTTTCCGGCACCACCATTCTTTTTTATAAAATCTTTAAGGTCATCAAAACGCTCATCGACGTGTTTCCTTTCTTGCTTGTATATCTCCCGGATTCCATTCATCGCTGTATGGCAATGTTTCGTATTTACAAACTTATCATCAAGGCCGTTTATTCTATCATGGAGATGTCTCCGGCCCTTATTGTCTAGGATTTCTTTGACTATCAATCCTATGAACAAAACACTCAAACCTGCTATCATTGGCTGACATCCTCATTTGTGGCTTGTAATCTTAAATCTTTAGCGACGGGTTTCAGTACAGCCGGTAATGCCTGATACCATTCTTTTTGGCCTACTAAAGTTTCTAAATTGAAAGGTGTTGCTTGTGGTGTACCGAGATTTAATACTGACCTTATATACAATTCTCCGCCTTCTGCACTAATAGCCGTACCATCAAAGTAAAATTGTATTGGATACCATTCATTGCCTACGCGGGCGTTGATTATATTACCAGAATTAACATCCTTTAACCCCACCCAGCTTGTATTAATTTCAGCACAAGCTATGCTTGCAATTAATGCCAATAATACAATAAAAATTACCGAACAAATCAACTGACTTTTTCTCATAATTTTCTCCTTTTTAAGGCACATCGTCATTATATGTACCATCCGCCGCTATATGCGCTACTTGCGTCCCATCTATCCAAAAAGTGAGATGCGTATTTGCTGCATCAAACTTCATACCACTAAATCCACCAGCGTCCCCCACATCTATTCCTGTTTCACTTTTAATAGTTCCCGTAGTCGTAAGCGTTCCTGTACTAGTAACATCATTATCGAATGTATATTTATCAAAGTTAGTAAAATGTATCTCATCATTAGCCGTTACTTCCTCGGAGTTGATTATCATATCGGCAGTGTCGAAAGAGATAGATACATCTTGACTAGCACCCCAGAAAAACTTAGCACTATCTATTGCTTGAAGTACATTACCCTCTGCATACATCCGAAAGATAGTTCTGGTAGAACCTGCTCCATCGTTAGCTCCAAAGATAATATCTCTAGCAAGGTTCCCTCTGGATTGAAAGGCTAGTCCGCCGCTTGACTCTATACCGCCATCGGTGCTAAATAAACCATGTTTGGTAGTTGTAAACCAAGAAGTTATTTTACCTAAATACATGGGATTTCCTGACGCTTGTCCAAAACCAGCATCACCATAGTAAATTATGTCATCACCTGTATCGTAGATTTGATAGATTTTTCCCGCTGGCCCCCAAAACTCTAAATCGTTACCCACACCGTGTTTATCACATCTCCAGTAATATTCTAAATCTGATGGGGATGTAATAAACCGAAGGAATTTTTGATAATTTGAAGTTGCTTCTATTCTTACCGCACCTCCATCTCCTATATAGAAATCACCGCCAGGACTACAGTTCAAATCTGTGCCGTCAAATTCAAAATAGGCATCACTTGAACCACCAAAGTAAAGTTTGGAGCTATTAGCCAATAACTTTAGGTCTGTTCCATCAAAAGTAAACGCAGCAGAATAATCAAAGTCATCTCCTGCCGCATTAGAATAAGGTATTTGATTATCTGTTCCTACTGTAAGATGCACTATCGCTGGATTAAGGGTTGTATAGTTTAAAGTGTCGCAGGTTATGGTACCTGTAGTGGTAAGGCTATTATCCACTAAATCTACTGGCATATCTACTTTAAATCCAAGAATATTAGTATTCTCTCTTTCGAGCCAAAAATAGTCGTCAGTGTCTTTGACTGTCCATTCAATATTTACTTCATTAGCACCGTTTGTGATATAACCAGCTTGTGTTAATGAGGGATTTTCTCCATCGCTGGCATATTGAAATAGTTTTACATTACCAGCTGCCGGCCCTTGTAATCTTACATCATTTCCTGCAGCGTGTATAGCTATTGCCCCTGTTCCGAATGTTTGAATTTCCATATCGCTATTATCTGATGTATGAATATCTGCATGTCCCCATTTATCAATACGAAGCATAAGATAGCGGTCATGTTCTGCTGCTTTTCTATGAACATAAATAGCTCTCCCGTCAGTATCATTATCTATATCAGTATCCTCAAAAAAGGTAACATCCCCTTGCGCATCGGGCATTATCTTGAGGTCGCCGAGGGAATTGAATAATCCGGGTAAGTCTAGTTCAGCAGTAAGAGGGTCATTGGAACAGTCGAGCTTGAGATAGCGCGCATCATTCTCAGTAATATCGCTAGCAGACATACCAATTGTATCGATATTCCCGGTCTCAGGATTTATGACATAATCCTCGGCGGCAAAGATTGAATTTGATAAAAATATAACCAATAATAGGCTTAAAAGGATTTTTCTCATGTTCCACCTGCAAAAAGTTTATAATAATCCACATAAGTAAGGCCTGTTCTGTTCGACCAATCGGTATTTAATAAAGTAGCCATATCAGTTCCTTTTCTTCCTTTTTTGGCGTAATATTTATATATATAATGCCTAGCTGTCCCGGACGTAAGGGTCTGCTGTATGATATATGACCCATCCTCATTCATATAGGCATTATATCGTTCGACAGTGCTATCCATATCAGCTCTGACGACGTTAAATAGGCCTTTTTGATCGCCAGACCTGACATAACTCCTAAAAAAATCTTTTAGTTCAAATGCCATATTTCACCTATAGTATTATTCTAGCCTCATCCTCAGTAAGATTTAACTTTGATTTAAGTTTATCTCTAACCTCTTTCTTTTTTATTCCTGACGGAGAGGATTCGCTATCAGCTATATTCTGAAGCCTGATTGCTTCATTATAATCAACGGCTATCATATCAATAATCTCTATTTCATTGTTTTTGAAACCCGCCGCTTTAGCATTAGTAATAAGAATAGCCTCATTATCCCCATATTGAGTCTCCCCTAAACGGCCTGTGATTTTATTTCTAAATACTTTCATAATTTCCTCCTTATTTAAATGCTAGATAATTGATAGAAAGTGTACCCGTGGGAGAAGCCGTTTTGACCCAGGAGATTGTAAATCCATCAGCATCCCAAGAGCTTACACTTCCGGCATATATGTTAGCGCCGTCTTCGTCATAAACAATTCCACCATTAGTAAGGTCTATATTGTAGACCGTAGTTGAATTGCCTCTTTTAGCAATAGCAGATTGTCTGTTCCCATGAGTGCTATCGCTTGACATTCCCCAAGATAATTCAGCAGAACCTTGTTTGACCCCTTGGAAGATTATTACTGTCGGTGTAAAACCCAATCCTGTTATAGCTTGGGTACTAGAAGTCAAAGATACATCTCTTGTAAATAGACCTACATACATATCGGTTGAGAGTGCTTTTACAAGATTGGTAATCGTGGTCTTTGATATTGTGTTGCTATTCTCGCTGTCCGATAGCAATAACTCGTCTGCAGCAACAGGGGTCGTTTTGCTACCTAATCCATTTATGTCAAGGGCTGCCGTTAATTGTGCTATTGTTGATTTTTTCTGTTTATTACTATCTGCTGAATCATTTATGGCTACAGAATCGGCAGATACGGGCGCGGTTTTTGCCGTCAAGATATTTATAGATGATGTAGACGGGGTTACATATTTTACACCGTTAGTTCCGGTTACCATATCCGCTACACTTGCTATCTCAAGATCAGTTGCCGGTGTAAAGGTTTTATTTTCTAGGGCAGTACCGGCAGAATCCCACCCTAAAACAGTATCAGCTACAGGAACGGGTAATGTAGCACTCACACCTGTAACTGAAATAGGAAGTATCAAAGTCCTGTCTGTGTCTTCGGCCTGCTCCTGAGATACGAGAGTACGTATATCAAGATCATTCTCTACTGTATCAGCAGGGAACTGATTATAGTCATCATAGTCAGAGGCTTGAGTATTTGTAGTTTCTCGGTAGACTGTAGCTGTCCCAGAACCTGTACCTGCTGGATCAACTAGAGTAACCACGCCACCTACACCATCTGAGTTCACCACTACAGTATAATCAGTCGTGTAGGTTAGCTCAGTATCCACGTTGTCGGCTGTAACAGTAACCTTTATGTCCGTAGGAGCGCTCACTAGGGCCCGAAAGGTAAAGGTAAGCGTAGATGTTGTGCCATCTAATGTAAATTGCTGTTTTCTTGCGGTAGTTGCAACTGTCATAATAACCCCCTTGTTAAATAGGTGATAATCCTTTTTTCTTTCCTTCTTTCCCTGCTATGTATTCATAAAATCTGATGAATGTATTTATGGGCGCGGCCGTTATCGGTTCTAAGACTGATGCCGAAGCTTTTAAATAATCTCCTGCGGTAACATCTTTCTTTGTAAGTTTACTTAATCCTGTTTCTAGATCATCTAAGAATGGTGTGCTAAAAATCTTCCAGGCCTGTTGACCGCTTATTTTTCTCATAGTAAATCTTACTATATCACTTATCACCGGAATGGCATTGACAGGATTAACTACTAGCTGGATCATGATTTCATCGAGTATCTTTTCAACAAGCTCATCTTCGCCACGTCCACCTATTTTCTTGACAGCCTCCTTAACCAAGAGACCTGACATTGAATAAAGTATTGGCTGTATAACGGCATATATAGCCATCACTTTTGAAAATTGACCTAAGGATATATCTCCATTATGATAACTCATTATGGCATCGCCCATCTTTCTGAAATACTGATTGGCTGTATTCTTAAATGCTAAAAATAGCCGCGCAAAAGGATTTCTGCTATTTTGGAATTGAGATAAGCTTGAAGAAAGCCCGGATTGCTGGGCCTTAATAGTTGCTTTCTCAAATGTTACCATAGCCTCTTTTATACTTTTGCCTTTTTTCAATTCAGATTGGACTAAGGGATACCCTCCATAGATAATAGCTGTTATATCCCCGGCTCTCGCAAATGTACTTAAAAACTTATGCCAGCTACCCCAATGGGCGCTTATTTTTTCGGCCCCGCTAATAGCATCTTTTATGGCTTCTGTATATCCTCTGTTAAATCTTGCTTCTAAGAATGGAGCATTATTCCACATAAAATTGAATGTCTCTTTAGGGCTTGTAATGCCTTTAAGGAAATCTCCAGTCCATTCGGCAGCGCTCATATCTTCTATATAGTTGCCGGTAGACATCAACTGTCTAACAAGTGTACTTGGATTCAAAGCAATCTTAGCTGTTACCCAATTATTTATAGCTGTTCTGAACCATCCGCTAACAGCGTCAATCTTTGTTATATGAGCATTGAGAGACAAATTATCAATCTGATTTCTCAATACCTTATAGACATCTTCTCCGAACTTATCCTCAATAGAATGCTTGACTTTTCTATCAGTAAATAATCTCTTGAGTGTTTCATGGGGTCTACTTAAATTGCTAACGTGTTCTGCCTGAGCTATATGCCTTTGCGTTTTATACCAAGCATCACTTGGCTTAGGTATCACTTTACCCTTAGCTCTTTCTTTCATGGCCGAAGGGGTCTCTCCTTGTATTCTTATATCATCAAACACATTCTCTTTATATTCTGAGGTAGCAGGCCAATAATTTTCTACAAAACCTAAATCTCGGCCAGTAATCTCAATACTTCTCTGATTAAGGATTGATCTATATTCCTGGACAGTTTCTTGCAAGTAATCAGCAAGCGCAATATCATTTCCGTTAAGTTCTCCCATGAGATTTTGGACTTGGGCTTCCCCGAAGGTATCATAGTATCTTTGCTTGACATTATCATTCTTAAGAGAATTATATATATCTATGAGTTCAAGCTTACTGACTTCTGTAACTAAGCCATCAAAATCTACAAGCTTATATTTAGCTTTTGCCATAGTCTCAAAAATTGACATCACATTCTTTTCAACATATATCCTAGAGGCCTCATTAGCAATTTGCTTTGTCTTAAAATATATGGCCGTATCTCTGTTGTTTTCAGCTATTTCAGGATCGTACTTCTCAGCCATAGTCTTTCCAAAGGTAGAATTGAGCATGGAGTATATATTGGAGAAACCTTTACGATACACATTGCCGATCTTTGTTTTTATAGTCTTCTTATTACCCTTAATCCTACCTATTGCTTGCAAAGCTTCATTGGCTCTTTCTTGGCGTTCAAGGCCTTTGATAAAATCTTCCTCGGTCTTAGCCTGTTCGCCTATTTTTTTCATAGTCTGTATATCTTTAAAGACTTGTCTAAATAACTCAGATGAGGCGGCTTTTCCATTAGCCTTTAAAGATAAAAATCTTTTTCTAATAAGCTCTATCTCTGTTCCAGTTTCAGGATAAGTGTCTAGTTCAGCCTGTGCCTTAGCTTTATTAAATCTCGAAAACTCTCTCAAATCCTCAAATAACTTATTTGTTTCATAATCATATTTGCCTATACGCTTCTGACCCACTTTTCTAGGTTTGGCAGCTTTGAGTTCTTTTTTTATCTTGGCTCCGAGCTTGGTCTTTTCAGCAGCAACTTCAAGTCTAGCCATGCGAGTTACTATATCAGGCATAGCTTTTTGTAATTGCTCCTGGGTTTGAATATTTTTGATAGTCTTGATAAACTTAGCCTTGTCTGCAGGGGCTAATTCGGATGAATCAATAAGTCTTACAATATCTCCCTGTAAATCCTTTATTTCTTCTTTGGCAATCCTGCGACCTTCTCGTATTCCGCGCCTTATATGCTGTATCTTCTCTTTCAGGATGGTAGTTTCTTTTTTGGATATGATTTTAGGCTTACCTGTTTTTATTATATCTTTTAAAGATTTCTCTTGCGCTTCCCAATCTCTGAGATAATCAGATAGTTCTCTAAGATTTTTAAAAGTAATACCCAATCCGGCTTGATTAACTTCTTCTAAGGCCTCATCGGGGAATATTGCACCTTTTTTGGTAACATATCCTTTAGGGAAGTTTTTAAGTTCTTCAGCAAGAAAGCCTTTTTCATGCGGTTTAATGCGGCCTTTTAATAAATCCTTGATTTTGCGGCCTTCCTGTAAGGCCTCCGATGCTCTTTCGACCTTTTCAAGGCGAGTTTCCATCGCTTCTATCTCTTTATCAAGAGCAGTCCTACCTATAGTATCTGGCTCAATAACTTCGGGTTTTATGGCTTCTTTTGCCACCTCAGGGGCTATTATAGGAGCTTTTTCGGCTTCAGGTATACCTTCCTCTACCTCTGGGGCTATTGCCTCCACAGCAGGCTCTGTAGGGGCTTCTCGGACTGCTTCTACGATTTCGTTGATTAAATCTACATCTTCTTGCGTTTTAACCAGTTTTTTGGCCCTTGCAGTAGCTGCTACGTCCACAACGCCTCCTGGGCCAGCAATAACGGATAAACCGGCCGCAGATCGCGCGGCAGTTTCAATTAAACGGGTTCGCCATTCCTCAGGCGTAGGAGTTGCATCAGGTTTTTCATCTATCATGCCACCTATAGTTTCAGCAACAAGGCTTGTAACTTCCTGCAATTCTTCTTCTGCGACTTCTCCGCCTACCGTCCTAAGGTATCTACCTAAGGCTAGGGATATAGCCTTTTTGCCTGTATCTGTCCTTATAACCTTAGAAAAGGCCTGTTTAAAAGGCTTGGAGAGGAGCTTAAACTGTGCAAGTTCAATTACACCTATAAGCGTACCGCTTGCCAAAGATAAAGGCCTGGCAGTATCCTCACTTACACCTTTTTCAACCATGTCAAGGTATAAGTCTCCGCCTTCTCTGTCTAGAATATTATTTATGACTCCGTAAGAATATCCTGTCTTCATCCCGATCCCAAAAGCGGCAGGCACAGTAATAAACTCCTCCGGGACTAGGGCTTGGGGCCCAGCTTGGCCTGCTGCCGCCGTGATTGCCGCGAATCCACCACCTATTGTAAGAGCATATTTCAGACCCTCTTTTTGAGAACTGAGCATATAAGGTAATAGTTGCGCCGCCTCTCCTACTACATATTTAAACGGAGCTTCTCTAAAGGCTAAATCTTCATATGGCCCAGCTTTTTTTAACCAATAGTCTCTTTCCTTATTTCCTTTACTAAGGGCCTCGGTAGTATCCATCCTGCCCCACATAGCCTCTCGACCATAAGTTGAGCGCACAGCATTAGCTTTATCTATGGTGAGTTTATATTTTATATATTGAGGTAAAGTAGGATCGTTATTGGCAGGCAGGCTTCTCCCAAACAACTCCTCAGTAGAGAAAGACTTTTGTTTAGATTGTCCTAGTAGTTCTTCTGTAGTGATTATTTTTTCCGCCATTGGTTATTTCCTATATATGTATAACCGTCCCGGATTTCTCCTATTTCAAATCCGTATTCGTCTTTTTCTGATATTCGCCCTAGCTCAGAGGTAAGCTTCTCAGTTATTACTTCCTGCACGGCATCCTGGGGATTTTTACCGGCAATAACTTTCTCCATTAAACTACCGTACATCTCTGCTTTTGCCCTGGCCTGTTCAGGCTTAGAAGCATATAAACTAGATTGTGCAGCAAGCTGTTCTAAAGCATCCTGGAATACGGCATCTCTATAAAAGGTTTTGGAAGTTTCACTAAGCAAATCTGTCATTTGTTTATTGGTTATAAATCCTTCAGCATTTGCATTTATTACATCTGCCCTGAACTTGGCAATATCTTCAAATGGGACTTTACCCATTCCAAACCAAGCTTTTTCCTGTTTGGATAACGCAACATTTCTTTCGACAAGCTCATTATATTTTGTTATGCTATCAAGCTGAGTAGGATCGGCGAGCTTAACTGATTTAAGGCTATTTATATAAGCCTGGCCGAACTCAGCGCTTACCAGGCCATCATTCATATCGGCCCGCACCTTCTCTATTAACTCAATACCAGTAACAGGATTGCCTTGTGGATCAGCCATATTGACTCTTAACTGTACAAGTTCATCTTCCCTTTCATTTATAGCAAAATCCTGAGCAAGCATTACTTCCTTCTCTTGCTTCTTCTGTAAATCCTTTTCATCCTTTATAACCTGCTGGGCTTCCTTAATATAGTCCGAGTAAATCTCTTCTCCTTCTTTCTTTCCGAATATCCCGGCATTGACTTGAGCATCTACAATATTTCTCATTTTGGTAGAACTCACCAATCTGCCTTTCTCGTCGAGAGAATTGATATAATTACTTTTTTCAAGGTCTAGAAGGCGGAAAGTATTTACCTGTCCGACTTCGACGGCTTTCTTTTTATAAATATTGTCTATTTTTATCCTGGCAGCCTGATTTCCGAATTCAAAATCAATAGAGGCTCTGCCTTCGACGGCTTTATTTGCAAAGCCCTTAAGATTGGATTTTTTAAGATTGTCTAGTTCTTTATAATATTGTTCGGAATTATTGTAGCTAATATCATTTTCTGCCCTATTGATTATATCTGCGACTCCGGATTCATAGTTTGCCTTAGCGCTAGTATATTGTATTGTATCTAAGGCATTGCTCCACTTAATACCAATATCTTGAATCTCTCCGGCGGTCTTTCCTACAATGTCATAGATATTTCTTTCTCCTGCACCAGTTCTAAGGAATCGAGGTTGCTGTGTAGTTAATTGACGCTGTGAATCAAATCCTGGTAATTTTGGCATTATGGTTTCCTCGCTCTTTGTGGAAAGCGTGTGCTTGCAAAAGCTGCTGTTTGCAAAAGACTTGTAAAGGCATTCGTATACCCTGCTGTCAAAGCTACTTTAGACTCTACTTCGCCCCGTCTCCTATATTCCGCCGCTCCTGATACAGCATATCGCTTTTGTATATCAAGATTGTATTGACCTATGGCCTTGTCAAGCAACATCTGAGTTTCAGTATCAATCATAACGGCAAGGGGTGATCCCGATAATAAAAGACCTGCTTTTGCTGTTCTTGCAACTCCTACACCTCGCGCGCGTCTTATGGCCCTATCATACTGATAGGCTTCAAGGCCTTTTTGTGCCTCTACCATCTCAGCCTGTTCTTCATAAACAGTCGCATTGTATTCAGCTTGAGATTTTATTTCCGCGCTTCTAGTGATACCAGACGCTATCTGTGCGCTGGCTTGTAATACTCCTAATCCTAGTATCGCGCTTGTTACTGCTCCCATTTTAACCTCACTTATCGTAAGTTGTTAATACTGACATTATACTTAACATTTCAATCGGCAATGGGTCTTCGTTTTTGATATATATTTGTGCACCATATTCGTAATCAGATTGAAGGGTAATATTTGGAGCAATACCTGTAAATAAAAGTTCGGGTGTGCCTAATTCTGTGTTAGGGTCTCTAGTACCTGCCCTATCAAGAGTCGTAGAACTACCGCCTACCTGAAAACCTTTATGAGACCTATTGAGTTTAAATGCTACCTCATTTATCTTTTGCACCCGGCCCTGGGACGTGCCTCTAGCTGAGCCAGCCTCTCTAGGCAATACATATAGAATCTGATCATAGGGTAAGCCGACATTTACCACAAAATAATCATATGCAAGTTGTATTACACCTGAGGCTACAGTCTTGCTTGGCTTATCTGTTCCGCCATCACCCAACACGCTTACAGTCATAGCTTCTAAATGGCTCAATCCTGAGATAGTCTGGACAGAAAGACCCCATTTCCCGGCAGCATAACTTGAGGCATCAAATACGAATTTTACTGTCGCCACAATAACAGTCCCTGAAGTAAAAGCTGTTATCTTGGCTTCTCCTACTGTTGAGCCGTCGTCTGTGTCTATCGCACGTATTCTTTGTCCCACATCTCCGGATACAAAGTAATTGGTATTCGCCGTTATGGTTATAGTCGATCCCGTACCGCCTGTGGCCGATAGAGATATGGTCGCTGATGAAGATGTAGTTGAGTCATAAGCATTATAGGTAAGGGCCGAATGTAGGTATAGGCACAAATCCTGCCTATCCGGGACTTCTATATTCTCAAAAACCTCCACATATCGTTTCTGAACGCTGTTTATCCATCGCTCGACTATTACCCAGACCTCATCATAAGACTTGGTCTGCGATGGAATAACGGCTACTGAGCTATAGGTACCAGTAGTTGTTTGCTTAGCCCAGGCCTGAACCTCTTGGTCTACTTCGCGTGTAAGAGTGGCAAGCGTTCCGTTTGTCAATACACAATAAAGTACGGTATCTGGATTTTGCTGATAATCCATATCTATTATTCCCTCACCTAAAATATGAGGAGAGAATATGGTCTTATCAACTGCCTTATAGGTATCCAAATCCCAGAAGTAAAATAATTCCCTGAGTTTTCTTCCAAAGCGCTGGACATAGTATATAAAATTGCCTATTCCTACAGGCACTATATCTTCGGCACCAAAGCTTACCTGTTGAGAGGCATTGGCATTGGATGGGGTTATTGGCTCACTTGAACCGCTATTGACAATGAAAGGCCCTCCATAAGTACCGGCTATTAAGGATTTGGCCGAAGCCAGCCATTGTATCTCATTCGATTCATTTGAAGCAAGTGCAAGATTTAGCCCATCATCATCAGCCGCGCCATCGAGGGCGAAGTTATCGTATACGAATACCTTTGATCCCCATAACTTTTGAGGTTCAGTCGCAGTTCGGGCCATAAATAATCTTCGTTCATGGAAAACAATCCTAGCCGGATAACCTCGTACAGCACTCCAGGCTCCCTCAGCCCAATCAGTTGTAGCTGTGGCCGCCGCTATGGTTAAGTTTTTAATAACGGTTGCGGTAGCAGTAAAAGTATCAACGACATCAGTTATCTGTACATATCCTTGCTCCTCAAGGCCTGTAGTAGAATTGGTTAGAGTTTGACCTAGTTTCCAGTAGCTATCTACGTGTCCTTTTGTAGAGCCGCTTGATACTGTAAAGACCGCCGTACTTGCCGTTAAGTTTATCGTGCCGGACGATGCAGACGGAGTTATAGTGGTTGCGCTTACATTATCATCTAAGAAAGGCCCGCCCAAGAAAGCAAAATCAGCTATAGACCAGCTTGCGGCCGCGCTCCTGACAAGTCTCTGCGGGGGGTGATCCGGATGGGTAAGCCATATAACATCATTAAGCTGAGTAAACTGCACATCAAATAATTCATCTTCAGTAAATACATGAGCAAGCGTAAATGGAGTTGTGCCTGTAGTTATTACTATTCCGCCATTGGTGTAGAACCTAAAATAAAGCGGCCCCATTTCAAGTACATAGGCATCTGATCTATTGAATATGAACTTAATAAGACGGGTCTTTAAGGTAGATACGCTTACTTCACGGACAAATCGTGTGCCTGGCGTAGAGATAGCAGGGCCATAGGGGCGGATGAGGAAGTTTTCGACTGTCTGGCAGGCATTAGCATATTGGGCTATATCCGTTCTGCCAAATAAGGATGGGCCGAACTCTCCGCCAGCGAATGAAGTTTGTATATGGTTGACTTTTGCCATTACGCCTCTGGGGTAAGATTCTGATATTTAGAGTTCTCCCAGGCATCATCCTTTACTTTTTGATGTGTGCCTACCTGGCTATTTTCAGCCTTTGCCTTAATGAGCGATACCTTATTGTATTTCTCAAGAAATGCCTCAGCCTTAGGAGCAGAGTTTGTTATCATGAAGCATATATCAGAGCAAAGTAAGTCTATAAACGCATCCAAGAACTTCGGGGGATATATCGCCGGATTATCAATGAAGTAAACATATTTAATCCCCAGGCTAGCAGTATCCGATATAATCAAATCCCCTTCTACTCTCCACTCTGCTTGAGTATCGCTTACATCATAAATCCTTATAGCATCGGCAGGCTTAACATATACATAGGCTTCGTTTACATATTCCCAAGCCATCGATTCGGCTGATAAGGATAGATTTGTCCTAGTCGTGGCAAAACTCCATTGGCACTCACTCAATATACTTCTGAGGGCAATTTCATAAACACGATTGGCTATACGGGCATTGTTTGTATCGTCGGTGATATTGGTAATAGGTGCCGCGCCACATAAGGTAAGGGCTTTATTTATAGTAGAAGTTTTGCTTATAGCCATAAATTACCTCCATTTAAGGGGGACGAGGTTGTCTGCCCCGCCCCCCTCTTACGCTTAGGTGTATCGAACGATTGACTTGATGGTGCCGGTAGACATTGTCCAGTTGTTCAACTTCAGGGCAATGGTTACCCGTGTGCCGGTAGTTACAAATTGGAATCCGGCCTGTTTCGCATGAGTAGGCGTTGTCGCGGCCGCGAGCAATCCTGTCATATAACCAGGGAGCCGAAGCGTTGTCATCGTCTCATTATGCGATACAGTATGGATACCGATTAAGGTATCTATCGCACTATCAGTTGTAAAGCCCACCGATAGCGTGCCACTCGTCTGGGATGCAGACGTTTGGATTTGAATATCCACCGATGTGATCTTTTTGTTCACTGGCAAAGTAGCCAGGGCGATCGAAGTATTTGTCAAGGTGATATTACTCGTGAGAGTATAATCATCCAGCCAAACCTTCTCGACAGCCTTTACATAGCCGTCAGGGATAATATTGTCCCCGCCCGGACTATCGAACTTTGTTACATTTGTACCTTTTACAGCGTTTACAGCCATGTTATCTTCTCCTTCTTGACACCGTTATCTACGGCGAAGTTATTATCATTTATCGCCCAACATGAGCGATGAAGATGATAATACTATTCTATTACATCTACTTTTACAACGCGTGCTTCCTCAAGCCGAACTGTACCGATGTTCAGCTCATAGTAGACCTGCCATGAATACGACAAGTCTCTCCTTTCATCTGTACGAACAATAGGCTGTGCGCCTAAAGCTGCACAAATGCCGTATCTTTGGAAGGCCAGACAAGTTGTTTGGGTGCCTGATGCGGTAAGGAGTGTGGAGGTAATCCATTTGAAGCCCATCCAGGTGTCTATTTCACCTCTGACAAGCGCTTTGACAGCCGCATAATCAGATGATGTTGCCTCACTGACCGCGAGCATCTGTTCAAGAGCTATGGGATTGACGACTAAGAATCTGTCTTCCATCTCCACATCTTCTTGATCCAAAATCCTCTTGGCTTCTCTTACCCTGGCAAAGGTAAGATTGGATGGTGTTCCTGCTATGTGGCTGATGCCAGAGATGGCATCTGTACCGAGAGTGATACTTCCACTTCCGGTCTCACCAGTATTAGCAGTTCCTTCTAGACCGGCAATGATCCGAAGATCGATTTGTCGGCCCAGCGACCTTGCAGCCGCGATGGTGTAGGCACTTCTTGGATCGGACAATGTCCTGAGCTCATCGCCCCTATCTAGCATACGGTTATCATGATAATCAATCATGGTACCCATTCTGCGGTATAGGTTAGGATCATTGTTAGGGGTCTGTACGTTACGGCCCGCTTTCGCAGACATAGCCCATTCCCCTATTTGGTCTTGGAAAAAGACCTTACCCTTTACGTTCGGTTTGAGATAAACCGTGGCGTAAAGTTTGGAATACTTCTGCTGGGCTAACTGCAGAATATTCCGCGAGTACGCTTGTGCAAATATCGTATTTTGTGTGTCAGCCATTGTATCCTCTCTTTCGGTTGTGTTTGTCTTTTTTGCTTTAGACTTGACTGCCCTCAAAAGAGAGGATCGCGTCTTTCGCAAATCCTTTGCCGGAGCATTTCAGCCTACCCGACCAATCTACAAAGCTAAGGGGCTTATGCTTATCCTTTGGCTTTGTTTACTACTGCTTCGAGCGAATTGACATAGTCAACTGCTCGCTGGTGCTCTGCATCTGTTGCATTAGGATTCAGATATGGATGATTCGGGTCTCTCCGTATTTTGTCTAGCTCCTCCTGAGCCTGATCCGCGGAGAGCGAGAATCTCTGGTGCTTGAAATCACCTATCTTGTTCTCAGCAAATTGTGCTCCGACCTTTGCTAAGAATCGTACGCCTCTAGGGTCTTTGGCTAGAGTAGCTGTAAGGAACTCCTCTGTCTCCTTATCAGCCGAAAACTTATTTATAACAAGCTGGCCGAGCTGCACATTGGAGTCATATGTATCGCCCCATTCACCTCTCATAGCATTAACAACCTCTGTCATCTTAGCCTCATGGGCCTTGACAGCATTGCTATAAGCCTCTTTTGTCATATTCGTATAGGCTTCCCATAATCCTTTGGCCTGATTTGGGGTAAGTTTAAACGCATGAATAGTCTCGGCAAACTTGGCCTTATCGAATGTCATGCCTTTCATGCTATCAGGGACTTCCGCGTCTGCCAGGCCATAGCCTTCTGCCGCGTCAGGTACTCCCATAGCCTTTGAAAACCTTGCCCATCCCTCAGTGTCTTCTGCGTTCTTGGGTATGGGTACTTTCTCATGGCCCAAGAGTTTCTCTAGGGACGCATAACCTACTGCAGCCTTGTTCAATCCTTCAACTGAATTGTCATATCCTTGAAAGAGTGGACTATTTGCTACATCAGAACTTAATTTATCTTTCCAGGCAAATGGTTCTGGTGCACCTGCACCCCCGGCACCGCCTTGCCCTCCGGCTCCTTCACTGCCAGTGCCAGTAGCTCCTGCACCTGCGCCGCCAGCGCCTGCATCACCTTCAGCAAAACACATTCCGAATGGATTTGACTGCCCGAACAATCGGATCAAACTACCCATTAAAAACATAACTGCTCCTTTCCTTTAGTACCTCGGTTTCCTTTTCTTCTTTTTACACGGCATACTATGCCTCCTTTTCTTTTGCCAGAGCGACAACTTGATCTGGCGTAAGCTTAAGTAAGGTTTTTATGGTAGCGAGCACTTGCCGCTTACCGTCATTGATAAGGCATAAATCCCTATCCTTCGGGTCGAATATCGAGTCATACCATCCACAGGACTGCTCTAGGAATGCTATTACTTCCCGGCCCTGTGCAGAGTCGAAGGTAGCACGGAGATTTGATTGTAGTGCCTTTACATCGTCAACATTGGTTAAGTTTATCATTTTTTCACCGTATACCAGTCCTCTTTTTCAGAGATCCAATCGTTTCCAAAAAACTCAGTAATAGCGTGCCTTACGCCACCTACCCCCACATCATGGCCTCCAATCAGGCCTCCGACTTTTAATTTGGGATACCATGAGCGTATATCTCGCCTGACTGAGTCGTAATCATGCTCAGCATCAATGTAAATGTAATCAAAATATTTATCTGGAAATCTCAAAGATGCAATCGCTGAGTCCTCTATAATTAACGTCGCCCGGCCATCATTGAGTTTTTCCTTTATGTTAGCAATAAAGCCTTCTCGTTCTTCCTCGCTATACTTGCGCCCATTCTCTTGAAAAGTCGGGTTTTCAATATTATATGAATCGACGAACCAAAACAATGCACGTGGCATCGCCTGGAGCATCTCCATTGCATTGCTACCTGAGCCCACACCTATCTCTATACAGCGAATGTTTCTCAGGAATCTATCACAGCTTGGCCTTATGCTCATTGCGGTTCCTTTGATTTGGCATGGTCTGCTTCAGCCTTAACCACTTTACCGGCAACCTCGGCCCCTGCGTTTGCCATAGCCAGTTCCTGCTCTCTAGCTGCTTTTTCGGCGCGAGCAGTCCTTATCCTGCGTATCTCCTCATCATCCCTCAGTACCTGAACGGGTGCGCCAGTAATGTTCCATACCTCATCTGTTACTCTATCCGGATTAACCTTATCCAGGACTTCAGGAGCGTGTTGAGACATACTACCTACCATCTCAAGGCCAGTAATAAGCTGATTCAGCTCAGATCGTCTTTGAGCCATAGCGAGCTGGCCCACGAAGTCAATCTCATAATTCGGGTCATCTATCATCTCAGTCGGGGGTATCGGTAACCTGCCCCTACGCCATAGAATACCTATTGTTCGAATGATGATAGGATTTAATACCTCGGCAAGATACCTACCTACTGCCGGGCCTAAGAGCGTCATCTTCTCATTTATGCGCTCCATAATCTCAGGGTTGTTCATCTGCTTAGTTATCCCCTCAAAGGCCAGGAATACATCATTGTACATAATACTCTTGACCTTGTGAGAATAATATTCAATAGCATTCATGCCTACCTGGGGATTGCCGAAGTTACTGAAAGCGAATATATCCTTTGCACCTCCGCTCATCACATCCCGGTTATAGTAATTGATGGCCCTGGGGTTTGAGTTAAATGGCATTAAAAAGGCATTGTCCGGGACTGCCATAGGGGGATCGGTATGCTTCATCATCACGCGTAGGTTTGTCTTGGCCGCCGCATTCAGTATGCGCGCAAAGGGCAGCGCCTTCATGGCCGGAGAGAAGCCCCAGGCCATTTGTGGTCGCTTATCAAACCTATGCGCCATTGTCGGGAACTCATTATACCCACCTTCTTCGACTATCTTTAAGGCATCTCTTTCTATCCAGACGGCCTCAATCGGCATATTCTCTTTATCTGACTTTTGTATTTCTCTAACATGGCGCTTGCCTATGTACAGTAAAAACGTATGCTTGCCCGATCTTTCCCCGGCTGCAAGCTTCCTCTGTAGGTCTCCTGATAGCTTCTCACGGCCCCAGCGACTCTCGGCCTGTAAAGCGGTATATTCAAACTCTATATAATATTCTACTATACGTCCCCGGGCGTCCTCGATTATCAAAACTTGCTTCAGGGGCATATTATAGAAGCGTACATCATCCGTTAAGTCCTCCTCCTCCATAAGCAAGGATGTGCCATATACTCCACTCGACTTATAGCTGGGGAATATCTGACCGTAGAAGTTCGAGTGATTGAGTGCATGGTTGACCTCATCCGCGACTTCCTCAAGGAAATTAGCCACTGCCTTATTCTCTGAGAGCCTGGGATTCTTTGTCTTGAGCCTGAACCATTTGGATGTGGGCGGCGTGAGGTAATTCATGAAGCCGGAGGCAAACACATCCGCCGCTTCCAGGGTGGTAGCATCCCACAAGAACGAGGCATCCAGCTCTGTCCCGGGATAGTATGTCCGGTTGATGTTCTGGGATTCGATATAGAAATAGTCATGGAGGCTCTGCCAGTAGCTCTCCCAGTTCCGGCGTGCTCCGATAAGCTCATTAAACTTGTCTATGTACATCTGGGCCCGCGACTTTGTGGCAGGCTTTACTTGGGTGTCTTTTGTACCAATCGGCATATGAAATCCTTTATTTTTGTCCATAAGGACGGTTTAAGAACTAAAGGCTCCGGCCGTATACGAAACTTGCAGGCCGCCAATGGAAATTGAGCTATATGTGCATTGAAATTAA